GTGTGTATTTCCTTGCCAGCCTCGTACTTCTAAGCCGTTTATTAAACATTACGTCTCCTCTTGACATACGACAAAGTATGACGTAATCTTTAATCAAGATATACGGCAATACTTGACGCGACAAGACTTGACGTAATAGCAATAAGGCGAGTATGAATCAATTCTTAATCACAACAGACGAAACAGTATGTGCTAATTGCAAGCACTACAACCAGCATTACGGGCTTATGCAAGGTAAGTATTTTGCACTTAATTGCGGCAATTGCGGATACCCAAGAAATAAGAGCAGGAAGCCTTACGAAACTTGCAAGAACTTCGAAAGGAAATAAATGAGCACAAAAAAGGAAAGCCCCACCGAGGGCGGGGCAATCACGAAACACACTCGTGATTCTATCAGACATTACTTCGGAGAGCAAGTACCTGTGCTTTGCTCACTCCAAGATGCGGCACTCATTACAGGTTTGTCCTACGAATTTTTGCTTGCGTCCTCAAAGACAAAAAACAAAAACAAAGTACCTGGCTTTCGCCCAAAGAAAACCATGTATCGCGTGTTTGTAGCCGAACTGCCCGAATGGATGGAAAGGATAAGTCACTCATGAAAAACGCAACCGTAGCAATAACAATACTCGCCTTTCTCGTCGGTGTTGGAATCATGTTCATCATCGGCATCGGGCAGGCGAGTCAATCCGCCTATCAAGAGGGCTTAATGGCGGGCAAAGCGTCAGCACAAGCCGCAGCCTACGACCAAGGCTACGAAAAAGGCTACGCAAGCGCACTCTACGAGGTACAAGCATGAGTGCATGGGCAAGCGAAACCCACGCACTTGAAGCAGTTAGATGGGCAAAAGCACCCTATCCATCAAACCCCGAAAAGACCAACTGGGACGCTTTCTTTGAGAAAGTAAACAAAGAAGCAAGAAACCCTTACAAACGAACCATTATGCGCAACCAAGTAAGTATGGGAATGAACAACAACTTGTATCCAACGCTTTCACGGTTCGCAATCATGGCTGAACCAAAACTTGCATCACTTATTAAGCCAAGGCACATTCCAGTGCTTGACTCACCCGATGGAATTGAACTTCTAAACGATCTGTTTAAGCAAGCTACAGGAGAACAGCCAAAAATCTACGACTGGCAGAACGCGAGAAAGAAATGATCTACAAGCTAGAAATTCCAGGCACGTTGCCAACCTTAAATGAGTACGTCAATAAAGAGCGTACTAACAGGTTCGCAGCGGCAAAGATCAAGAAAGACACGCAGGAATATATACGATCTTTTATTCCTTTTGGCTCACCTCAATTTAAGGGAGCTGTTGTTGTTTCTTTTCGCTGGGTAAGACCAGACATGAGAAGCGATAAAGACAACGTGGCGTTTGCCAAGAAGTTCATTTTGGACGCACTCCAAGAAGCGGAAATCATCGAAAAGGACTCATGGAAGCTATGCACTCCTTACGACATTGGGTTTGCCGTTAATAAGCAAAACCCAAGAACGATAGTTACGATCACGAACGATTGGGATTAAATGGACGAAACACAAGAACTTGCAGTACCAAGCATAAAAAGAAACGAAATCGTTTCTTTAATCGAGGAGATGAACACCGAGGTTGTTAAATGCAACAATTCGGTACAAGAACTTAAAGTAACGCCAGAAGACCTCGCAGGAACGGACTACAAAACACTCAAACACTTAGAGCAGTCTCTAAGTAAAGACGTTGCTAGCGCGGACAATGCGCGTAAGGCATTCAAAAAGAAATGGCAAGAGCCTTACAACCTCATCGAAGCCGCCTACAAAGAAGCAATATCAGGGCTTAAAGAAGTACATGCTTCTTACAAGGCAGAGCGAATCAAGAGAGACGAAGAATTTAAGCAGGAACGCTACGACACTTTACTCAATGAATACCAATCGTTGTTGGAAGATAGCGACCTCATAGAACTTGAAGAAGCCCTCCCATTCGAGCGTATCCTCGATGCAAAATGGCTTAATCGCTCAACTAACGAAATTAAAGCGATTGATACCATGACCGCTAAAGTCTCGTCAATCCTTAACGAGTACAACGCGCTCCAAGGCACAAACCTAAAATGCCCCGAAGATACGCGCATTAAGTTTCTCGAATGTTTGAGCCTATCAGAATCGCTCGAATACGACACTCTACGCGCTATTCAAAAGGAGCAAGAACAAAAGCTACATGAGCGCATTGCGAAAGAGACTCCGAAAGAAGCTCCAATTGAAGCAGAGCGAATCCCTGTTGAGCCTAACCCAGTACCACTAGCAGACGAACCACTACTTAATTACGTGATTGTCTTAGACCCCATTAAGCGCAGCAAGACAACCGAAATAGGAAAGCTGCTCGGACAAGCTGGAGTAACAGGAGTCTTTAAGCAAGGAACGCTTAAAGAAGTCTACGAAAGGGAATATCGTGGCTAGTATTCACGAAAAGCTGTTTGCAATACAACAGGAATTAAAGGTCGGAAAGAGCCAATACAACAACTTCGGCGGATTCTCTTACCGCTCCAAGGAAGATATTTTGGAAGCGGTAAAGCCGATTCTAAAAGGCTTAAATGTTGTCCTTCTTTGCGAAGATCAACCAATCCTTATCAGCGACAAATACATCTATATAAAGTCTGATGTTTGCATCGTGGACTGTGAAACAGGTGAAAGTATTGGTGCTTCTGGTCTTGCAAGAGAGCCAGAAACAAAGAAAGGCATGGACACCTCGCAGATCACTGGCACAGCGTCCTCTTACGCAGGTAAGAGAGCATTAGGCAACCTCTTTGCATTAGACGATACAGCAGATGCAGACCACTACGACAACAACGACAACAGCCAAATCATTGGTCACTGTAAAACCTGCAATAGCCGCTTTTATTTCCCCAAAGGAACTACTGTTCAGCAGATGAACCAAACAACCTGCTGCCAGTCACCAAATTTTGAAATCGAATAGGAAGGACAGATCATGAGTATCAATCGAGTAACACTAACAGGAAATCTCACCCGTGATCCTGAATTGCGCGTAACAGCAAGCGGTATGCCCGTTCTTGGTTTTGGTGTTGCGGTAAATGATTGCAGAAAGAACCAGCAAACAGGCGAGTGGGAAGATTATCCGAATTTCATCGAATGCACCATGTTTGGCGCACGTGCGGAAAGTGTCTCAAAGTTTATTTCAAAAGGCTCAAAAGTAGCTATCGAAGGAAAGCTTCGTTGGAGTCAGTGGGAGCGCGAAGGGCAAAAACGCTCAAAGATTGAAGTTATCGTCGATGAGATTGTTTTCATGAGCCAGCAAAACAACTCTCGACCCGTCCAACCAATGCCACAAGCACAGCCGATACAACAGGCTCAACCAATGCAGCCAGTAATGCAGCAAGCACAGCCAATGCCGCAAATGCAGCCAGCACAACCCGTACAACAGCAAATGGCAGGTATGCCACAACCACAACAAGTTGATTACTCAATCTATGACCAAGACATACCGTTTTAACCGCTTTCGAGAAAGAGAGATCATGGCTAATACCTTCACTTGTTTCGAAGAATTTGCTGATGCTATGGAAGACCTCACTCCCGATGAGAGACACCAAATAGAAATAGCCATTTGCGAATACGGTTTCTTCGGTATCGAAACAGAGTTACCAAGGTTGCTTAAACCTACTTTCAAAATGATGAAAAAGGACATTGATTATAGCGTCAGTAAGCGAAGCAACGGTGGTAAAGGTGGACGTCCGAAAAAAGAAAAAACCACTGATATTGAAACCGAAAAACCTGTGGTTTCTGAAATTGAAAAACCAGTTTCCGAAACCGAAAAACCTGTGGTTTCTGAAAATACGAAACCCAATACAATACAAGACAATACAGTACAGAACAGTACAAAAGATATAGATAGTCCCGTTATCGCTGAAATCGTTGATTACCTAAACGAAAAAGCGAACACCTCCTATCGTTCTTCTTCGAAAAACACCAAAGCCCATATCCGAGCCAGACTCAAAGAGGGCTTTACAGTCCAAGACTTCAAGACCGTCATTGACGGACGAATCAAGGCATGGGCAAAAGACCCGCGAATGTGTGAATACATTCGTCCCGACACGCTTTTTGGCTCAAAGTTCGAAAGCTATCTAAACGCCGAAAAAGTAGGAAACTGCACGTCACAAGGAGGTGATGGGCTAGATGAAGTCTTTGAAGAGTACGGCAAAATCTATGACGAACGGGCTATCAGTATCGAAGAACTTGACCGAATGGCAATCGCTAACTGACGAGCAAAAAAAGGCTCGAATTGCGCAGGTCAATGCACGATTCGCACAGTCTGACACCTTTAAGATTCAAGAGCGGATAAGGCTTTCAGGAATACCGAAGAAGTACCAAAAAGCACAGCTCACGCCTTCGACCGAAACCCTTCTTGGAAAACTTAAAACGCACGAAATATCAGGCGTTTTGTTTCAGGGCAAAACAGGCAGAGGGAAAACCTACGCTTCATGCGCAATGCTTATGGCTCACTTGCAAACAGGCCTCGGTGATTTTGCCACGATGAATAACATTCTGAATAGAGTCCGTTCTGCTTATTCGAGCGGAGAAAGCCCTGATGAAATCTTTGGACGCTACCGAGGAACAAAGCTTCTGGTAATTGATGATCTGGGCAAAGAGAATGTTTCACCCGATTCGATTATGCGAATTTTTGAATTGTTGGACACGCGAATAAACAACGAATTACCAACGATCATCACCACGCAGTTCACGAACAACGAGCTGCTACAACGCTACTCGAACAAGGTCAATGACAGGGAAATGATAGCCGCTGTGCTATCAAGGCTAACCGAGTTTATGCCTATCGTTTTCCACGGCGAGGACAGGAGAGCAAGATGGACGACGGAGTAAGCCTTTTCTCGCAGCTACAAGAAACCATGGCTCAAGCTTTCGATGCAAACGAATCGTTGTTCGAACTTGGCAGAGAAAAAGCCGAAGCGGAAGCAGCCTATCGAACGGCAGTAGCAAACAAAGAGCTGGAACTTAGGCTTCAAGCCAAGCTACCAGCAAGCCTTATCCACGATCTAGCACGAGGAAACGAAGAGGTAGCAGCCTTGTTTATCGAAAAGGAATGTTCGGCTGTTCTATACGAGAAAACACAAGAAGAAGTGCTTTTGCGAAAACGCGAAGCAGACATTTTGAGAGAGCAAATTGCAAGGGAGTATTCACGATGAAGTGTCCAAAATGCGGAAGCGAAAAGAGCAAAGTAATAAATTCACGCAAGCACGAAGAATACGCCCGTGAAGAGTCAATCTATCGAAGGCGTGAATGCTTAAAGTGCGGGTTTAGATTTTCGACCTACGAACTACGAGCAGATCAAATCACATTCGAGGATTGAGCATGAATGAATACGACAAAAGGCTAATGGACAAGCCCTCGATTGAAACCGAATGGTGTCCATTTTGCGGCAGACCAATTCAGAGCCGACACCACATTGTCAAACGGTCAAGAGGTGGGACACAAGGGCCAACAATTACCGTTTGTGGCTACGACAACGTAACAGGCTGTCACGGATTGTTAGAACAACACTACTTGCACCTTAGATACAACGACGAAGCCCAGTGTTGGGAATGCCTGAAAACAGACCAGCCAACCAAACAACACATAGCCGAAGAAATGACTGGGTGGAGGTTATTACGTGTCTGACCGAGCCTATGACAACTATTCGTATTCACAAGCTTACAGAAGAGAAGAGAAACAGAAAGCAACCCCGTGTATTGAGTGTCCGTATTGCAGATGGGAAGAGTTTGACGGTTTACGAATCGGCTTTTGTCTAAGGGACGAAGCGTTTATTGACGAAGAATTTTTCGAAAGCGGAACAATGTGGGACTGTTTGAAAGGAGAAGATCAATGACAGGAACAGAACTTTTTGAGCTTCTAAAGAAAACCAAAACTTATTATGAGTATTACGCTTTACAAAAAGGCGATTACCCTCAAGGCGGGTGGGTAACATTTAACCTAAATGACCTCGCAGCCTTTATCGACGAATACTTTCTACCCCGTCCGCTATATGGAGACGAAACGCCCGTAAAGGTCGGAGATATTTTCTTGCCTTACAGAGGGGGAGAAGAACTTATACCACAAAAGGTTACCGTCTTTTACGTGATAGACAATGGCTCTTTTTCTATAAACGGTTTCCAGTACAACAAAAACCAACGAGTGATGAAGCCAGAAAAAAAGCCTGATAGTTGGGAAAAGCTAGAAAATGACTTCGTTGAGAACTCTGATACTGACTATTGCAAGTTTGTCATAAACAAAGACGTAGCTAAAACAACTTTTGAAGAAGATAGGCGAGCCACCCTCCAAGACATTATTCGGCGCGTTAAAGAACTCGCTAAAGGAGATAGTGAATGACATACGGAGTCCCCTACAAGGGAAGTAAGAGTTCAATCGCAGAATGGGTTGTTGAAAATCTACCTCCTAATGAAACTTTCGTTGACATATTCGCTGGCGGTTGCGCTATTACTCATGCAGCAATGCTTTCTGGCAAGTTTGAGAGATTTATAGCAAACGACAGACTAGAAGCACCAGAAATCTTTCTTAGCGCAATTAACGGAGAGTTTGAAGGATATACAACAGTACCAACGAGAGAAGAGTTTTTCGAAACAGACGATGAAGCCATGAAGATTATGAACTCATTCGGAAACGACCGAACAACCTATCTTTATGGCAAAGAAATAGAACCAATCAAAACAGAAGCCGCAAAAATGATTACTGGTGGCTCTGTCTACGAAAGAAAGAAGTCATACTCACGTTTCATAAAAAGCCTGTTCGCTTACCTCGAAAAAAAAGACATTAAAGAAAGAAAAGTAATAGAACTTCAAAACCTAGAACACCTTCAAAGACTTCAAAACCTAGAACACCTTCAAAGTTCGGGGGGTCAAGAGCTGCTACAAATTCTACACCTTGACTACCGAAGGCTTGAAATCCCTGAAAACTCTACTGTATACGCAGACCCGCCTTATAGGGGAACAAATACAAAAGCTTACGAAACTGATTTTGACTTTGAAGCATTTGATACGTGGCTTTCTATTGTCCCCTTCCAAGTTATCGTGAGTGAATATACAGCTCCAAAAGGTTGCGTCGAAATAGCAGCTAAAGAGAAAAGAGTTCTTTCTGACAGTAAAAACAGTGCAGGTAAAAGGCTCGAAAAACTTTTCATACAGGAGAGATTTGCAGAAGAATACTTTGAACAAATGAAAGGCTAGATATGAGCAAAATAACAATATTCCAAATTGTACTATTCGCTTTTCTTGCTTTTGTAAACATTGCATACGGAATCAACAACACCTTGAATGGCGAAACCCTTTTAGCCGAAATCGATTTTCTGTGGGTCGGGATACTCGTAATTCTCATTACCTTAGCCGTAATTCAAGATCAGCTAAACACTATCTGCAAAAAGCAAGTAACTAAAACAACAATTTATATTGGCAAAAAGACGGAGTAGCAATGGAAGTAAAACTAATCGCAGCAAACAGCTATATGCCGCTAGACTTTATTGGTTCAATCGCTGGTATTTGCTATGGCAAAGACGATTCATCGAAGAAAAGAGCTATCAGGTGTTTCAAGAATGGACACATGAGCGTCTTTGAACACCTTGTTTTCACGTGGCGAATCAATGACATTTCAAGAGCATGTTCACACCAGCTTGTAAGGCACCGAATAGCTAGTTATACACAACAATCACAACGATACACAAAAACAACTGGTGATGATTGGTACGTAATTCCATCAGAAATAAGCGGAGAGAAAAAAGAGCTATTTTGCAATGCGCTTGATTCGACGGTCAACACCTACGAAACGCTTTTGAAAATGGGTATCAAGCCAGAAGATGCGCGGTTTGCACTACCAGAAGCAACTAAGACAAATCTTTTCGTAACTATGAACGCAAGAGAGTTTATCCACTTTTACGAATTACGGTCAAGCAAACATGCCCAATGGGAAATACGAGAACTTGCAGGAAAAATGATTGACGAAATCCGCCTATGTAATGACTCAATGAAAGAGTTCGTTGAAATGATTGAAGAAGGTATCCATGAAAACAATTAACGTCGGAGAAGTTGCCGTTTTTGACCATGTAGAACCAAGCAAAGAACAGGCTCTAAAGCCACTCGAAGAAGCCGCTGAGGTTTTCGGCGCATGGCAAGAGTGGGAAGAAACTAAAAGCCTATCAGATGAAGGGCGAGTTATTGAAGAAATCGCAGACACCATACAAGCTTGCGTAAATCTTGCGGCAGCTATGGGAGTAGGAGGCTTAGCGTATGCAATGGTGAAATGCAAAATTCGCAACATTGAGCGCGGGAGGATTACCAAAGAAAATCCCGAAGCCTTAGATGCTGACGGTGTACCTATTGAGCTTGGCGATAAGCTTTACTTTGCAGACGGAGACGGCACCCCGCTAAAGTGCGTAGGTTTTAGCAATGATGGTTTGGTTAAGATCACGCTCTGGGAAAGTTATGAAGACTGGGAGCCTCATGAAACTCGAACGGTAGCCAATGGGCTTACTCACAAAAAGCCCGACTCTTGGGAGCAGTTTGAAAAAGACGCAAGGTTGGCTCCATACGATTATTGCGACAAGCTAGATATTAAAGCAAAAATAGGTTTTGAGTATAAATCAAAGGCAGAAGACCTTACCAGGCGCGCAAAAGCGTTAGCAGGTGTTGATGATGAGTAACTTCAAAACGCTCGAAGAAAAATTCCTTAACGACTACGCAAGGATCGAAGAGGAAAACGAGAAACTTAAAGCCGAAATTGAACAGCTAAAAGACCAAATCGCTGAACAATCTAAAAACTTCATTCTCGACAAAATGGTTAGCGTTGAAGGACGCAAAGTCGTATTCGAAAAGATATGCAGCTACTGGACTCCTGGAACGAATAAAGGAGAATGCGATTTTGACGCATGGGCTATGGACTTAATGAGTAATCTTCCGAGGTCAGTTAGCTTCAAGGAAGCTCGCGACTATTTTGATGATGAGCTTGAGCGCAAGTACGAAGAGAAGTACGAGGAAGAAGTTAAAAATGAATAAGCGCGTATCCTGCAAAAATTGTCATTACTGGAAACAATCGGAAAGTGATTGGTCTTGGAAAGGGACGTGCCATAGATACCCCAAAAGAGTCACAACAGATGATTCTTACTGGTGCGGAGAGTTCAAATATAAAAAAGGGAGGTCGAACCATGCCCGAGAAGTTAAAAACGTGTCCCTTTTGCGGCAGCGAGTGGAAGGACTTCACGGAGCTGATCGAGGAGGTGCGCAATGACTGACGGATGGAACGTCAAGAGGACGGTCTGCTGTGTACGGTGCGGATCAGGCATCGAGTTCGGTCCATGGAAGCCAGCTGACGTGGAGTATCAAGTGATGGCTGTCGAAGGGATGAGGTTCGACGTATTCAACATCAATGGCGAAGGGATACTCACAGAGGAGGAGTACGTGCCGATACCGTTATGCAACGAGTGCTACGCGGCTTTGGAGAAGTGGTTGGGAATTTGAGTTGAAGATGATTAACGACGAGAATCGCCGAGCAGAGGTGGAACGGAAGGAATAAAAAGTTATGAATGCTATGAGTAATGTAACTAACGAAGAGCGCAGAGAGGTAGCAACGAGACTCAGGTGTAACGCGCAGCTGTGCCCTAACGCGCTGTTCGACCTGCATGAAACTGTAGGCGATTCGACATACACACTAGGAGGGATCGCTACCCGTTTAGCCGACCTCATCGACCGCCCGACGTGCCACGACGTCGCTGACCTCGACCGCGAGTCGTTCAAGTGCTCGCGTTGCGGGTACCGCGTGCTGTCCATCGACGGCGCACCGGATGCTGCAAAGCTGGTTTCGCCGAAGGGCGGAGTGGTTGACTTTGGATACTGCCCTAATTGCGGCGCGGAGGTAGTGGAATGACGAAGAACGACAAGATTTACGAAGCCTTCAAGACGGTAATGGAGAGCAGCCTCTTCCTCGCGATGGCGTTTGTGCCGTGGTTCCTTCTGGGGTTCTTGGTTTGGGAGGCGTTCGCATGGTAGAAGCAAAGGAGGGCGAGTGATGGCATATAGCGACTACGGCGTCAACGGCGAGAGGGACACGCGCATCCCGTACAGGCTCGGCACAGACCACTACTGCGTCTACGAGGACGATGAAAGCTACGTGCGCATGGGTGACATGATTTCCTTCGGTTATGACACGCCTTTCGGCGGCATCGATTTAAACGGGGAGCTGTGCTCCGTGCGATACGAAGGGAGCGGATTCATCGACGCTGCATCGGTGTACGTGTTTGGCGAAGACAGAATCTTTGACATCCAGTGCGATGGCGTTTTCTACAGGATGGAGGACGAAAATGCAGACTAGCGACGAGCGCCGAGAGGTAGCGGCAAGGCTTCGCGGTGTAACGGAAGAAGAACTCAGCAGTATGTTTCTCGGAGAGATCTTGGACTGCGCTATCGGTGGACGTTGCCTTGGAGATGAAGGCGACATCGACGAGAGGCTTATCCTCAATCGCCTTGCCGACCTGATAGACCGCCCAACTTGCGAGCTAGACCACATAGACACAGATCCAGCCCAGGACGGCTATCCGCTCAGGCTGCACGAGTGCTCGAACTGCAGGCGCTTGTGCTATGAGATATACGGCGAGTTCGAGTACTGCCCGCATTGTGGCGCTGAGGTGGTCGAATGATTACCGATAAGCAGCGTCGCGAGGTAGCTGAGAGACTACGAAGACAAGCCTACTGGATGAATAAGAACAAAGATTGGTACGACAATGACGATTCAGACCAAGGGAACAGAGCATACCGAAATATCGCGGATTCGGTCGAAGAAGGTTCTAACTTCGGCAATCACTACGAGGAAACAGTAAGAAAGCTTGCCGACCTTATAGACCGCCCAACGTATAAGCCAAAAGACCGAGGTAGAGGTTACGTTGATGCCGTGTGTGACTCTTTTTGTTGCCCGAATTGCAGTTTCGAAATTGATGTTCATATCGGCGAAGAACAACACCTAACCGAAGCGGCAAAATATTGCCCCAATTGCGGCGCGGAGGTGCAGGAATGAAAATCTACGGTAAGTCTTGCCGTTCTGCGCTTAAAACAAAGCAAGATGAGCAGCCTATTTATGACCCAAGTACGAGGGTTATTGAAAAATACAGGCATCAGGCGAAACACTCACGACGGGGCAACCCGAATTATCGGTTCAATTACATCGAGCGCGTATGTGAGAGCCTAAAAGACCCCAACAGTGAATATCATGGAACGCAAAAAGCAGCTGCATTACCAGTAAACAAACGCTGCCATTGCGAAAAATGCGAACGAGCAATCAAAGAATACAACGCAAAGAGCCGAAAGAGATATGCAGAACAGAAAGCGAAGAATAGAGTAGCGAGGACAAACAACAAGAGAGAACAATGGTAAATGAGCGGTGGGCATTTTTTACTCGACACACATCAAATCGGTCACGCTATGGAGGGAGAATGGCAGGACGAGGAAATAAACGAACTCTTCCATGATCTTTTCTGCGCGGAATTATGGAATGATCGATATGGAGGGCTTGCGTTCGCTTTAGACTGCTGGCTTGCTAGTGACGTAAGCGAAGAAGTCTACAGAGAATATGTTCACAAGTTTAAGGAAAAGTGGTTTAACCGAACAAAAGAAGATAGAGTTGAATTTTATTGCGCAAAGCTACAAGAGAAATGCGACGAATTGAAGGGAGAGTTAGTTGGAGAAATCCGAACGTCTGAATAATGAAAAGGTCGATCTAAAAATTTTCGCTGATTACGTAGAACCAGCAGCTTCCGACCAAATCTTGGGTCTTGTTAATCATGAAGCTTTTGAAAACTGCAAAATACGAATCATGCCTGATGTTCATGCTGGTGCTGGATGCGTCGTTGGTTTTACGGCAAATCTAGGCGATAAGATTGTCCCTAACCTCGTAGGCGTTGACATTGGTTGCGGAATGCTTGCGGCAAAAATTCTAGAAGTTGTCGACTTTGATGAATTTGACCACAAAGCAAGGCAGCTAATTCCTTCTGGTTTTAGTGTGCATGAAAAAGAAACAACCGACGTTAAAGAACTTGGACTATATTGCTTTAACGATTTAAGAAAGGTTGAACACCTTAACAAAAGTCTAGGTACTTTAGGTGGAGGGAATCATTTCATAGAGCTGAATGAAGATGATTATGTACATCACTGGCTTGTAATTCATAGTGGCTCTAGAAACCTTGGGCTTCAAGTTGCAACTATCTATCAGCAAAAGGCTTTAGAAACATGTAAAGATGATGTTCCTGACGATTTGAAATACCTAACAGGCGAACTTGCAGAAGCTTATTTACACGACATGAAGATATGCCAAGAATGGGCAAAAGCCAACCGAGAAGCAATGATGAATGTGCTGTTTGAGAATTTCTTCATGGACAAACCGAAAGAAGATGATTATTTCCATACAGTGCATAATTACATTGGAGAAGATGGAATCATCAGAAAGGGAGCTATAAGCGCATACGAAGGGGAACCTGTCCTTATTCCATTTAACATGAAAGATGGTTCTGTCATAGGTGTGGGTAAAGGAAATGAGGACTGGAATTTTTCAGCACCTCATGGAGCTGGTCGAATAATGAGCAGGGGGCAAGCTAAAAAGAAATTGTCTCTTGATAATTTCAAAGACCAGATGAAAGATGTTTGGTCTACAACCGTTAATGAATCGACGCTTGATGAATCGCCAGAAGCCTACAAACCAGCTATACAGATTATGGAAGCACTAGAGCCTACAGTTGAAATAAAGAACGCACTTAGACCCGTGTATAATTTCAAGGCTTAAAAACATTTCCGCTCGATTTTTTTCGGGCGGATTTTTTTTGGGACGAATTTTTTTTCGAGCAGATTTTTTGAGCTAAAGAATTTTTTTCAACCAGTTTTTTAACAAAACATTTTGAGGGGTCTTTTGTTCGCATGTAAAAAATGGGGGTCTGATTTTTACATGTTAGGCGTTTCTTAATGGTAAAAAGACTGTTTTTTAACACTTGAAGTAACTTTAACGTGACTTTTGATTATAAAAATTGGCGTTAAGTTATAATTATTTAGGCATTCTTGACTCGCTATAAACACTAGCGAGGTGATTAAATTATCAACGACAAACAACCAGCTCATGCCGATTATGGCACTGGATACCGACTCTTCAAAGCCATGAAAGAAAATGATTATGGCGTAATTAAACTGTCAGAAGAAACAGGTATTGCAAAGCAAACAATACGAAGGCTCCTCCGAGGAAACAGCACAGGAAACTTGCACACATGGGGAGTCATAGCAAACAAACTAAACGTAAGCATAGATTGGATTTACCATAATGGCGAATGAAGAGAAAAGTGAAGTTAAGAATGATGAAGAAATTCTTGCTGATGTTATAAAAGATATGGCAGAGAACGGTCTTTACGACCAAGAGAAAGTGAATAATGCCATTACGGAGATTTGCGAAGATTTAGGAGACTTAACAAGGCTCGAAGCATTGAAAGCAACAGAAGCAGTTTATTCAGCGATTCGAAATTTGTACTTTGGTGGGAAAGCTTTTTAGCCATTGGTGGGAAAGTGGTTTTGGCGAAAATCTTGGGGGAAATCGAAAGCCGCCACATAGTGAGTTTTCTGGGGTATATGACTCTCACGACATAGTGGGTTTTCCCCGAAAACCTGATTGAGGATATTTTTTCTTTTTCCCTTCTGGAGAATACCCGAGGGGAATTAAAACAACCGACATAATATACTAGTCAACTTTTTTGTAAGTCATGTATTCAGTGACATGATCAGCTAACAATCTAAAGATTATAGCAGCGTGATGTAATTGTTCGGTCTTTACCCACAAAACACTATCAATCGTAACAGAGTATAGAACTTTCCCATCTTCTTCTTCCTTGATCAGTTTTACGGGAATAGTACCGCCTTCAATGTTAATCGGCTCTTCTTGAAGCGTTTCCATTTTTTGACCTTCCTTTTTTGCATAAGTGTATTACAGAACGCGCTTGTTGTTTATTTCGATCTTTTCATCGAGGTATTTTCTATAAAGCTCGGAAGATGCATCGTCGTATTCTTTCCCTAGCTTGTAAAACTTATGATCAAGTTCTTCGAATCGCTTTCTTGCTTCTTCGGCTTCTAACGTAGAAGGGAATTTTTTTCTCCATAAATCACTATAAGGAACAAAGATTTTTTCTAGACTGACCCACTCTTCATAATCTGAAAAAGTTTTCAAATATTCTTCTTTGTCCTTGCGCAGTTCTTTCTCTTCTTTTTCATAGTTGGCTTTTATCTTTTCGCATTTTTTATCGTCTTTTTTATCTTTAAAAACTAGGATCACCAAAAGGATAACCGCCAAAGGAAAAGCGATCCAGGCGCTAAAAGACATAACATCTATAAAAGTCATGATTAAACCTCTTTGTTGTAAAAAAGCGCGGTATTCCCGCGCCTATATTGTAAGTTTTAATTATTCAGATAATCGCTATAGGTATATTCGGCACTATCGAGCGTATCGACATACTCATACATGCCAGTACGCGCGTCTTCCTTGGTATCGGCTTCAATTGCCGATAGATCAACAATAAAGGTCTTTTTCTTCGACGTTCCTACCGTCGCAGTGCGCACTTCTCGCGCGAAAGCTGCTGGAAGTTCTTTCTTTGTGTATTCGAAGAAAGCTTTTGCACTTTCTTCATTATCGAATGTCCAGGCGGTGCGCTCGGACTCGTTACCGTGATTGATTGTGTATTCTTCTACGATGTAAAACTTCATTGTTCTTCCTTCCTCTTAATCTCGCATTGGCATTACTAAGCCGTTAAATTCTGTTTCTTCGATAAAAGCACTAAACAGGGCGGGCGCAAGTCTTCCGCTTTCATCCTGGTTGTTTAAGTCAATCGTTAATGGTTTCGTTACTTTTTTCGTCATTCCGAAGCCTTTAGCGCAGACGTTGCACATTGAAGCAATTTTTAACGGATCAAAAGAGCAATTACCAACTGGAGCGCCTTCTTTTTTTGTGAACTGTCTTTCAATGCTTTCGGGTGAAGGGAAAGAACTTTCACATGGAAGGAAGCTAAATGAACAGGATCCAACGTCGATTTTTCCTATACCTTCTTCTATAGTAACGGTGCAAAGACCGTCTTTAGTCTTCAAGTTTTTGATAACCTCTTTAGGGATTAGTATTTCTTCCTCTTCGCCTTGCTCTTCCACGTGAGTGAATCGTGCAAGACTAAACGAGTCGGTGGCTATAGCTTCAACATAACGACTTTTTTTGCGAAGGCATACGCACTTTAGCGCGTCCCTCCATCCGTCGTTGCTGGTAATAGTTGCGAGTGCTATTAGTTGTCGTGCTTCAATCGTAATCATGGTATAATCTCTTTCGGTTTTTGGCGCGGGGATTGTTCCCCCGCGCTTGTTCTTTGTTGGGCTTATAATCGAGGATCTTCGAACTACTCCACCAGCTCAATTTCTTCGGTGAATTCGTCGTAAATGTCTCTAAGTGACTCTATTACATCCTCTAGGCTGTCGTTGTTGTCTGCTTCTTCATCGCGCATTTTATTCACGGCTTCGAGGTATAGCGGCCGCTGCGTCTCTTTGACTATCTCTTTGCATACTTGATAAACAATTGCATCGTTAAACCTGCAATTTAGCTCTTCTTCAAGGTTTAAGAATTGAGCACACGCGCCTAAATGCGCCTCATAGTCTTCATAGTCCCCGCCATGAGTTTTGAAAAAATCGAGCGGTTGCATCGCAAGCCCTTCAAAAAGAGCATCTTCCACCGCGTCGGGATTGTTGCGGCAGTATTCTATTTGATCTTGTGTGTAGATCGAAACGTTACTATCTGAAACCTCGCTGATAACATCGCAGATATAACCGCTGCCGTAGTCTGCGAACTCCTCCATGATGTCGGAAACGTCTAAGAGTTCTCTACACTCTTTAAGTGTGATCGTTTTCATTGTGTGTGTCCTTTCCGTGACTGCCTTACATGCGATATAATGCAAGGGGTTTCCCCTAGCGCGTGAGCGCCAGGGGCTTTGTGTGGCGGGTCACTCCTTAGTGGCTCGCTTTTCCTTTATGTGGTCATATATAAGAATGACCGTTTGGATTAGCGAACATACCGCGGAGACAATCGCCGCAATTAAAGCGATCATAAAACCCCTTTGTTGATCGCCTTGTCTAGGTGTTCCGACCTGACAACAATTATATTACCCAAAGAGTAAACATATGGCAAGAGGGTAATATTATTCGTTCACAATTCCTACACAATTGACAAATACCCAATTGTAAACTATATATGTATATAGATATATAGGAGGTGTTGACAATGAACGGATATAAGGCGATCAAGGCGGCGGCGGCGGCGCGTGGCGTGTCAGTGCGTCAAGTGCTGATTAAGTCAGAGAAGGCGGAGAGCTATATTGCTAAGGCGATCAATCGAGGTAGCTCGCCAACAACTGACACGGCGGCGCAACTGTTAGGCGCGTGCGATTACGTGTTGGCGGCGGTACCAGCTGAGGACGTGCCGCCAACTGCTATAGTCATTGACTAGTGAGGTAGCTAGAGCATGAGCAGAGCGAGAGCGGAGAGAGTGAGGACTGGCACCACGTCCAGGCGATAAAAATAGAACAAATGTTCGATAAGACCCTTTCGAGGGTCTTTTTTTGTGCCTTTTTAATCCCCCCTATGTCCCGATTATGGGACACCCACTAGGGTACCGGCGCGGGGAAGTCAGAAAAAAGAGCGCGCCGCGAAATCAAAAAAACGAAAAACAAAAAAAGTTACCTACCAAAACTTTGATTTTTGGAAGAAATTAGAAAAAAAGAAATGAGGTTTGTTCTGTGGCGCGTGAGTTCGCTAAAAAATTCTATCACTCAAAGGCTTGGAAGAAAACGCGAGAAGCATATATGAGAGCGATTGTAGAGGTTGACGGCAGGGAGTGTCCCGCGAACCTTTGCGAGAAGTGCTTTAAGCGCGGTTTCGCTTCTGTCGCTCAAATAGTTCATCACAAAGAACACCTTACGCCAGAGAATATCACAAATCCTGATATTTCTCTTTCGTTTGATAACCTCGAACGCCTTTGTAGGCTATGTCACGCCGAAGAACACCCCGAAATATATCAAGACCCAAACCAAGAAAGGCAAAGAGTAGCCTTTGACGCAGAAGGGAACGTATTACCACTATGAGCAGAGCAAACGACCTATCCGATGCACTCTATGAAAAAATGGCTGGCGGTTTAGATGGTATGTCAGACGTTGATAAATCTCTAACCGAAGAAATGCTAAGAGAATACTGCTGGCTATGCGCTCAAATCTTTCTTTTACGCGAACAGATAGACGAGGACGGAGTGCTAATCGAGATCGAAAAGGGCAACAACTCTTATAAGCATAAAGTAGTAGTCGAAAACCCCGCAATTAAGACTCTTGTGCGCTTCCAAACTCAAAAATCCTCCTACTACACCAAACTGCATAAAGTTGTGAATATCGAAAACACAGACGATGATGAATTAGACGCATGGTTTAAGCAGAATGGCTAAAAAGAAGCTTGAAGCGGTTAAGTATTTCGAGCAAATAGCTTCGGGAAAGATAGTCGCTTGCAAACAAATGAAGCGGCTTGCAGAAATCATGCTTCCCCGCTTCAAAGAAGGAACATACAAGAGGTGGCACTTTGACGCAGATAAAGCGAACAAGCCTGTAACCTTCATTGAAGGGCTATGCAAACTCCCTTCTGGCAAGTTAGGTGCAGACTTCAAACTTGAGTTATTTCAGAAAGCGTTCATTCAAACTGTCTTTGGTTGGGTCGATAAAGACAGCAATAGACAGCTCATAGAAGTTCTAGAAGTGCTTGGTCGCAAGAATGGTAAAAGTTCTCTTGGAGCGGCGTTAGAACTTTACATGCTTGTTGGAGACGGAGAAGGTTCACCGCAGGTATACAACGTGGCTTCCTCGCGTGACCAAGCGTCACTTGCCTATGGTGCAGCCTTAAAAATGATGCGTCAATCAAAAGCCCTTAACAAACACCTTAGAAAAGGCACTGTCCCAGAACGTGATGCGGACGGTATTCTTTGTTCTGCGAATATGGGCTATATATCGGTTCTTTCTGGTCAGACAAGGCACTTAGACGGTCTAGACGTTCACTTTGCACTTATTGACGAGCTGGCAGCTATTCTAAACCGTGACTTATACGACCTCATTAAACAGGGTATGTCAGCACGTGACCAACCGCTACTTATGGCAATCTCAACCAATGGTTTCTTGCGTGGCGGTATCTTCGATTCACAAGTAGAATACGCCGAAAAGTGGCTAAAAAATCCAAACATAGATGATCGTTTTTTGCCATTTATCTATATGTTAGACGAGCGCAGCGAATGGACTAATGAGAAGGCATGGATTAAGGCAAACCCTGGTCTTGGAACGATTAAAAAGATTGATGCTTTGCGCGGGTACGTAAAGAAAGCAAAGAATGACCCTGAGTTTTTGCCCACTGTCCTTACCAAAGACTTCAATCTACCCGAAAATGCAGCACAAGCATGGTTGACCTACCCCGAAGCAGTAAACACAGAAACCTTTGAACTTAAAGGGTTTGATTATTGCATTATTGGGTTCGATGCATCAGACACTACAGACTTAACGGCAGCTCGGGCTATCATGATGCGCAAAAATGACCCGAAAATGTATGAGATCGGTATGTACTGGATACCAGAAGATACAATCACGCTTTGGGCGAACAGTGGCAGAAGAACTTCGCGTGATGATGTTCCTTACGAACAATGGATTAAGCGCGGTTTAATCAGAACCGTTCCAGGCAACAAGATAGACAAAGGCGTTATCGTTGACTGGATTTATGAGCTAAAAGAAATGGGTATCTACACCTACGCTGTTGGCTACGACCCATGGCACATTGACGATAGCACCCTACGAAACATGAAAATGGCTGTTGGTGATTCAAGGTGTTTCCCCATTAGGCAGGGAGCGCAGACGCTATCACAGCCAATGAAGCAAATAAAGGCAGAATACCGAGACAATAACATAATCGACAACCACAACCCTATAAACGAATGGTGCCGAATGAACGTCTCGGTTAAAGCAGACAACAACGACAACATTCAGCCCATTAAGAAACTGAACAACTCAAAGAACAGAATTGACGGGTTCATAGCTGAATTATGTGCTTATACCGTGTTCTGCAATGAAAGAGAGAACTATTTAGCCTTAGTGGGCTAAGAAATTAGACCTCCTAATTGTTTGACAGTTACAAAACAATACCCTTATGGGATTGTTAGATAAAATATTGCCTGGTAAAAAGCATAAAGACAAAGTAGGAGCGGTTTCTTTCGAGAGTATTTCCGACTATGCTCCTGCTTTCTCAACCTATAACGGTGGGGTATACGAACAAGCACTTACCCGCTCGGCTATTCACGCTTTCGCTAATGCTTGTTCGAAACTCGCACCAGAATATCACGGCAGCGCAAAACCTAGACTTGCAAGAGCATTTGACACCTCCCCAAACGCTTATACAACGTGGCCACGCTTTCTCTATCGCGTGGCTACGATGTATGAGTGTGATGCGACGGTAGCGATTGTCCCCTCTTTTTCCAAAGACCAAGTAACGATTGATGGAATCTGGGTGTTGAAGTTCGATTACGCCGAAGTGATTACGTGGGCTAATGAGCCTTGGATTCGCTTTTATCTGCCTAATGGCGAAGTTATGGCAATCGAACTCTATAACGTATGTCTGCTATCTAAATATCAGTATGAATCGGACTTTTTTGGTACGAGGAACGTACTTGATTCGACTATGCGCTTAATTCACGCGCAAGAAGAAGCACAAGATTCAGCCATTAAGAACGGTGCAAGGATTCGCTTCATTGGTGCAGTGGAAGGCATGGTTAAAGATGAAGTCATGGACGAAAAACGCGCCAAGTTCACCGAAGATAACCTATCTGAAAAGAATAAATCGGGATTGATGATTTATGACTCGACGTTTCGTGACTTAAAACAAGTTACAAACCAGTCATACACCATTGATAACGCAGAAATGGAACGCATTAAGTCTAATGTGTTTGATTACTTCGGCGTGAACGAGGACATTCTTCAAAACAAGTTTACCGAGGACGTATGGGACGCTTTCTACGAAGGAAAGTGTGAACCATTCGCTATACAGCTCGGTGAAGGCTTGTCTCACATGCTCTATACGCAACGAGAACGACCAAATAACACCATTTCATTTTCTGCGAATCGCCTTGAATACTCTTCTAACGCTTCGAAGCGAAACATGATTAGAGACATGATCGACCGTGGAATTCTGTCCATCAACGAAGCAAGGGAAATCCTTCAACTGCCACCCATTGAAGGTGGAGATATTCGCCTGATTCGCGGTGAATACATTCTTTCAGACCTCATTGAACAACACACCTTAAAAGACGCATTGAGCGCAAAAAAAGGCAGTGATGCACAAGGTGATGATAACGAACTTCCAGAGGGAGATTACGACTACCTAAACGGTGACGGAGTTGGTTCTTCTGACGGACACGACACAGCGGAGAAATAGTAATGCCAGTAAAACCAAACCGTGAATACAGAAGCTTTCAGCTTATGCAACCAGCAGATGATACTGCTGGATACATTGTTGAGGGTTACGCCACTACTTTTGATGATCCTTACGACTTCGGTTATGGAGCAAAAGAGGTTATCGACCGACATGCCTTAGACGGCGCAAATATGAAAGACGTTATTTTTCAACTCAACCATGAAGGCTTGGTTATGGCTCGAATGAGAAATGACACGTTGATTGTGAATATCGATGATCACGGGCTTTATGTTAAGGCTGATTTAGGCGGTTCTGTTGAAGGACGAAACCTATACGAAGCCATTAAAAACGGTCTTATTGATCGTATGTCATGGGGATTCATTATTGCAGATGATGGGTGGAAATGGGACGAAGCAACCCGCACTTCCACAATTACTAAAGTTGACAAAGTGTTTGACGTTTCAGCGGTGTCAATCCCAGCAAACGAAGGCACTGTCATAAAAGCGCGTTCCTACCTTGACGGAGTGATTGAGCAGGAGCAGCAGGAGTTGTTGTTGCGCGAAAAGAAAGAGCGCGAAGCACGAATTAAAGCTGCTTTGTCGCTAAGAATCCACACGTTAGAAAGGTAGAACATGGATTTTGAACCTATGAGTGCCGAGCAGTACCGCGCACTCACAACCGACGAGCTTATCAATCGTCGTGACTTAATCGCAAACCTTCTTGAAGGTGATGCGGAAGTAGACATGGAGCAGCTTCGCTCCGAGATTGGCATTATTGAAGCAGAGTACGAGCGTCGTAACGCTGCTATTCAGCTTCGCAACGCTAATATTGCAGCTGTTGCAGGTGGCGCAGGTAATGTCATTGCACGAAGCGCAGACAGCCGTGAGAACATCGAGAATGTGGACGCTCTCGACACGCCAGAGTATCGAAACGCATTCATGGAATACGTTTGTCGTGGCGCACAGATGCCAGAGCAGTTCCGTACTGTAGGCACTAACGCTATTACGATTAACGGCGAATACACGCAGACTACCGATGTTCCTCCACAGGTGCCAACCACTATGGCACGTGAGATTATCTCCAAGATGGAAACCTACGGTCAGATTTGGTCTAAGGTTCGCAAGCTTTCTGTAAAGGGCGGTTTATGGTTCCGTGTAGTTGACTTAACCGCAGAAGCAACTTGGATTGACGAAACAAAGACTTCTGGTTATCAGAAAGTCACCAACAACGACAAAGTATCGTTCTCTTTCTTCATGCTCGAATGTCGTATCTCCCAGTCTTTGCTTGCAGGTGCAGTAACTTTTGATGACTTCCAAGCAATGTTTACCCCAATTATCGCTAAAGCGATGGTTAAGGCATTGGAACAGGCAATTATGCGCGGCGATGGTACTTCCCAACCACTCGGTATTTTGAACGACACTCGCGTTACCACCAAGGGAACGGTTATCGAGGTTACAGAAGCACAGTTCAAGGATTGGCGGAAGTGGCACAGCGACATTTGGGCAAAGGTTCCTACTGCTTATCGTGACGGCGAGTGGACAATGGCGCAGTCTACTTGGGACACGTACATTGCAACCATGGCAGACAACAACAATGCTCCTGTATCCGTTGGTTACAACCCCGTAACTGGCGACGAAATCAAGCGAATCATTGGACGTGGCGTATCTTGCGTTGAATCCGACATTCTCCCTGATTTTGACGCAGCAAGCGCGGGTGACGTTGTGGCTATCTTTGGCAATTGGAACGACTACGCAGTAAACGTACAACCAGGAATGCCGCTCACTACTAAGCGTTGGATTGACGATGATAACAACCTCGAAAAGACCAAGTGCCTTGTTGCCTTAGACGGAAAGGTTTTAGACCCTTACGGTTTCGTTCTCTTGAAGAAAAAGGCATCTGCTTAGGAGCTGCTAAATGAAAGCAACAGTTAAAAAGCGGTTTCACGGGATTAAAGAAGGAATCGACTTTGAAGTAGGTACAACCTTCGAAGGAACGAAAGAACGCATTGATGAAATCAATGAAGCCCTTCCAGGGTATTTGGAAATCGTTCCAACCCGTTCTCGTAAAACCACCAAACAAGAGGAAAAGGCTGAATAATTGGCTCTTATTGACGACATAAAAGTTACCTTACGCCTTCGCGGTTCTGCCTATGATTCCGAGGTCAACATGCTCATATCGGCTGCATTAGCTGATATGAGACGTGTTGGCATACGTGAATCTCTCTTAGATCAAGACAATATGGCAGCTCTTCCAAAACAGGCGGTAGCTATGTATGTCAAATCTCGCTTTGGGTATGACAACGACGAAGCGGCACGTTTCGATGAAGCATATAGGCAAACAGTAATTGATCTACTCAATTCTTCCGCAAATTCCACCTACAAAGAAGGGACGGAAGATGCGATTTAACGCCGAATGCACTCTTGTTGAATTAACCCAGACGCAAGACCAAGAAGGAAACGCTGCATACGAGCGCGTGGAAACGGAAGCATTCTGTAATGAATATTCCGTTTCTGCAACCTCGTATATGGCTGCTAAAACTGCTGGACTTCACGCTGATGCAGAAATTGAACTACGCTCCATTGACTACAGCGGACAACAAATCGTTGTAGTTGATGAAATTGAGTACAACGTCGAACGAGTAGAAAACACTGGTGACTTTACACGCCTTGTCTTGGCAAGGAGGGCTACCAATGAGTGATGTTTCGGTTGATGTTGATGATTTTGCACTTGCATTAGATGAAATGCTCAAAGGTTACTTGGAAGAAGTAGACGAGTCCGTTGCAAAAGCAGCTAAAACGGCAGCAAAGAAAGGCTCAAGGCTTGTTAAAAGCAACGCTAAATCTACCTTTGGCGGGACAGGCAAGTATGCAGCTTCTTGGGGTCATAAAGAGGGTAAAAAAGGTCAAGAATCATACGCTGAAATTGGCTCAACGATGCCAGGACTTCCCCACCTTCTCGAAAAAGGTCATGCAACTTTAGGTGGCGGTCGCGTTCCAGGCAGACAGCATATCGCTCCAGCAGCAGATGAAACTTTCAAGACATTTGAAGATGAACTTGAAAAAGAGATCGGCGGCATTCAGTGAGGGAGCGAGTATTCAAAGCACTAAAAGCTACAGGTATTCCCGTTGCTCATTTGGCGTTTGAAAAAGGGAAAGCGCCAAAACTTCCCTTCATGGTCTATATCCAAGGTGACTCTACGAACTTTTACGCAGATAACAGCAACTACCTAAACAAAGCAGAGTTCAGCGTTGAGCTATATCAGCAGCCTACCTCACGAGAAACAGAGAAAAAACTCGAAGCGGCTTTGTCCGAGTTTGGAACATGGTCGCGTGATGAAGAAATTTGGATTGAAAGTGAAGGCTGCATTGAGACGGTCTATCACTTCGAAGTTTACGATAAGGAGTAACAATGGCTAACACCAATAAGGTACGTTTTGGCTTGAAAAATGTTTACTACGCACTCATTGATTCTGAAACTGGCGAATATAAAACACCAGTTCGTCTACCAGGCGCAGTAAGCTTAACTATTGACGCAGAGGGCGATACCTCTACTTTCTATGCAGACGATATTGCATATTACGTAACTTCCTCTAACGCAGGTTATTCTGGCTCTATCGAGCTTGCAGCTCTTAGTGACCAAGCCTTGATTGATTTGCTTGGTCAAGAAAAAGACGATAACGGTTTTCTGTACGAACGCGCAGACGCAAACCCAGCAAGCTTCGCTTTGCTTTATGAAATCGACGGTGACCCAGACAAAAACCGTGGCGTTCTTTATAACGTCAAACTCACCCGTCCTTCTACCGAAGCAAACACGAAAGAGGATTCTACCGACCCACAGACCGTTTCGGCAGACTTCAACGCAATTGCTAAGACATTCAAGATTAACAACGTGGACGTTGACATTATCAAGGGCAGTGCTGAATCTTCTGCTACTGCTGCTTATGCGAACTTCTTTACCACGGTTTACACGCCTACTAAGGCAGCGGCTTAATGAATTTCGAAGTCAAATACAGCGGCGGCACTCACACTGCCGCTGCTGGGCTTAATGCCTTAGTAATTTACGAACAGGAATTTGAGTCCGACTTAATCAAAGACGTTTTCGGAATAGTCGAAGTCAAAGAAGAAGACCTTGAAAAAATTGCAGAGGAAAAACTAGGCGATAAAGAAAAGGAATCTTCTGACGTTGTTCTCGTCCTTGATTACACCCAGACGAACTGGACAAAGATCGTAAAAGCTGTTTGGGCGTGTCTTAAAAACTATAACGGTGACTCTATTCCAAGCTTCAAAACATGGGTCAACCAAACAGAAGGAATGAACCTCACCGAAGTACAGAATGCGGCTATTGTCGCGTTTAACGAGAGCTTTTTTCCTGCCAGAAGCGGCGATGCTGCAAAAGAAGCCGACGGTAACTAAGGAAAACCCAATGAAATACACACAAATGTCGTTATGGCTTATTAAGCAAGGTTTTTCCGATAACGACTTACAGCAAATGACACTCGCGAGGGCGGCATTTCTCATGAAGGCGGCTTTCCCAGAAGAATCAAGCAAGCAAAACGACGGCGTTAGAGCGGCAACAAAAGCCGACTACCGAATGCTTTTATAAGGGAGGTAACTAATGGCAGATACATATCGCGGCTTAACAATTCGAATAGGTGGCGATACTACCCAGCTTAGCAATGCCATTAAAGGCGTAAACCGTGACGCTTCAAACCTTGAAAGCGTTTTACGCAAAACTTCACAAGCCCTAAAAATTAACCCAGCAAGTCTAAAAGCAACAGAATTGCGTATGGAAGCCTTGTCTGATAAATCAACAGACTTGTATGCAAAGGCAAAAATCCTTAGTACAGCCTATGAGCAAATCAGAATATCCGACGAGTTCAAAAAAGCACAATCCTATGTAGAGAAAACGGGCGATTCTGTAGGCGCAGCAACCACACGTTTCAATACCCTCAATGGCGAATTAGAGAAAATAAAACGTGGGTTCGCCGAACTTGACGGCGTAGACACCTCTATTCAAAAGAACTACACCGAGTGGAATAAATCAGCGCAAGAAAACATTAAGTCTATGCGTGATTTAGGCGTTATCACACAAGAGGACTACGAGAAATATAGGCAGCTTGTAACTGCTCAAAAACAGGCGCAAGATGCTATGGATATGACTAAATCCGTTGCACAAATGCGCGATTTAGACGCAGAAATAACAAAAACAAAAGAAACCGCTAAATCATTAGCGCAACAGTACGTTGATTTAAGAGTTGAGCAATCTGCTATTAGAGGGACTAACACCTTCAAGGAAACCGAAGCTGAACTTGCTAAAACTAAAATGACGGCTCTTACCTTAGAGCAACAACTCGAAAAGGTAGACAAAGCACTAGATTTAGACCCGCAATCTATTACTACCTTGTCACTAAAAATGCAGCTTCTTGCAGAGAAGTCAGCAAACTCAAATACAGAATTAGAACAAATAAGAAAACGCCTTAGCAAACTTGGGAACATGGACGGCGTTGTTTCCGACGCCAAGAACATAAACCAAGAGTTTACTAAGTGGCGCACTTCTTTAGAAAACAATGTTCAAGAACTGAATCAGGCTAAAGCTGCTGCTGCTTCATTGAAGCAAGAACTAACAGAAGCTATGGCGGCTGGTAAATCTTCTGGCGGTAGGACGTTTACCGAACTTCGAGAAGAGATCTCAAAAACAGAAAACAAGATCAAAGAACTTGAAACAGCCCAAAAAGGCATTGAAGCAGGGTTTACCACAGCTAAGGCACAAAAGGAATATCAAGACCTTACTATCAAAGCAAGGACTCTTGAAAACGCCATCACCGACTGCGACAAACAGATGGGTAATTCGAGCCGTGGTTTTGAAGGCTGGTCTTCGTCGTTAACTAATGTCGGCTTGTCTCTCACTGCTACTGTTATCCCTAGCATACAACAGTTCATAAGTGCTTCTGCGGAGTCGGCACAAGAGATTGATTCTTCTTATCGTAATATGCGAAAAACCGTTAACGGCACAGAAGAAGATTTTGAAGCCTTAAAGCAGTCAGCCCTTAATTTCTCTAAAACGCACGTAACATCAGCAGACCAGATTTTAGAGATTCAGGCTATGGGCGGTCAGCTCGGTATTGCCGTAAGCGACCTCGATAAGTTTAGTCAAACTGTTTCAAACTTGAATATCGCTACTAACATTTCAGACGCAGAAGAAATGTCTGAAAAACTTGGACAGTTGGCAAGCATTACAGGCATGACTTCTAACGAATACGACAAGTTTGCAGATTCGTTAGTACGTTTAGGAAACAATACTCCAACGCTCGAATCTAACATCATGGACGTATCTTCGCGTATTGGTTCAATGGCAAGTATTGTCGGTATGTCCGTTCCTGATATTCTCGCATTATCAACCGCTGTTGCTGCAACTGGTCAGCAATCAGAAGCAGCAGGTACGGCTATTTCAAACACCATGAGCGATATTGAAAATGCCGTTGGCAAAGGCGGTGAAGCATTAGAGGGCTTTGCTAGTGTTGCAGGAATGAGCGCAGAAAACTTCGCTAATACATGGAATACAAGCCCTATCGAAGCTATCAAATCCTTTATCACTGGGCTTAAAGATATTGAAGCTAACGGAGGGTCAGCCGATACAACACTCAATGATTTAGGTATTACTGGCGTTCGTCAGAAACAAGCCCTTCTTGGTTTAACCCAGACAGTAGACGTTCTCAATGATTCGTTAACTATGTCAAACGACGCATGGAACGGCGTATCAGATCAATGGGGTAACGCAGGAGACGCAGCACGTGAAGCCGAAAGAAAAGCAGAAGGCTTTTCTGGTCAAATGTCTATTCTTGAAAACAATATGCAGGTTCTTGGAGCCTCGGTAGCTGATTCTCTCGCTCCTTGGCTAGAGAAGGCTAATGAGTTGTTTGGCGTTGTTTCTAGCGCGGTTGATGGATTAGATGATTCTCAAAAACAAGCAATTATTAGCCTTGCTGGAATGGTTACGGCTTTAGGACCTTTATTAACAATAGCTGGTGCATTGATTCCTGTTTTTACTCGTTTGAAAAACCAAAGTCTTTTGATGCAAGCTCAAATGGAAGCGTTCGGAGTTGCCGCGAAAGGAACAATTAACCCAATCGGTTCATTGGGTAAGAAAATGAGCGGATTACCAAGCGTTCTTGGTAAAGCTGGTTCAGCAATGAGTAAGTTCGGCTCACTTTCCATTGGTGCGCAAGGTGCAATCATCTCTCTTGCATTGATTATCGGGCAACAACTCGTATCAGCGATTCAGGACTATGTTCAAAAACAAGAACAGTTCAAACAGTCTACTGATGGATTGGTAAATGCTCAAAAAGACGCTCAAAAAGCTGTTGAAGAAATGGGTATTTCAACCTCTTCAACAACAGGTGAAGTTGATAACGCTGCCGTGTCCTACAAAGGTCTTAGCAAAGCCATGGAAGAGTCCGCTAAACAAGGCGCGGATATGGCAGAAGAGCAGAAGAACTGGTGGACTGAATACTACACCAACTCAAAACTTGTCGAACGATATATCTCTACTATCGAAGATTTAGGAAGCAAAGGAGAACTTACAAAAGGCGAAATCGCAAAGCTACAAAATGCGGTAGAGGGATACAACAAAATAACAGGCGATTCAGTAACGATTACCGACGAAGTGACAGGCTCTTTGTCGAAGTCGAACGATGAACTTAGAGCAAATGCCGACAACTGGCGAGAAGCAGCAGAAGCACAGGCTTATCAAAAGTTCATGGGTGAAGCCATTGAAAAGTCAGTCAAAGACCAAGAAAATTTGACGAAAGCACAACAAGCTTACAACGACGCTCTAAAAGCAATGGAAAATGGAGACCCAATTGCCGGGAATAGTGCAAGGCAAAAAGAGCAACTTCAAGAAGCAACGAAAGCCTTTAATGACAGCACTATTGCAGCTCAAAACTACGAAGATAAGCTCAATGGCACTGGTCAATCTATGCTTTCTTGGATTGGTTCGAACAAAAACTATACTGATGCGTTAACCCAAAATAGCGTAAAGATAGACAGCTTCACTAACTATGTTAAATCGCTTGGGTTATCACAAGAACAGCTTGCTATGAAAACGCCACAAGAGGTTAATACTATGGTTTTGGCGTATGCAAATCTTAGCAACAGTAGCGTTGGTTTTGACAGAGCTAAAGCAGCAATGGACGGACTCGGTTTATCGCAAGAGCAAGTCTCTACCTTGACACCTAACCAAATCGCGATTATCACAAACGCATATCAGACCATGCAAGACGCTGGTATGAATGTCGATGAAGTAAAAAACAAGATTGGCGAACTTGGCATTTCGCAAGAGCAATTAGCGGGACTTACCCCCGACCAGATGGGAATTATTGTTGGAGCGTATCAAAGCGGAAACGCTGATATTCAGACAATTTGCGAAGCAATCAAAAACGGGACGATAGACAAATTAGGTCAAGCTGGCTCTGGTGGCTCTAACGAATTTTCAGGAAATCTCGGAAACGGAAAAACACAGGCAGGCTCGGCTGGTCAAGCAGTTGCAGATGCGGCTAAAAACCCACTTGAACAAGTCAAAAACGATTCAGGCACTTGGGGTTCTGATGCAGGGTGGAACTTTTCTAAAGGTTTAGAGAGTGCTGGTACATGGGTATCCGAAGCTGCTAGTAGCTTAGCGGAGAAAGCAGCTGCATTCCTAAAGCATTCCGTACCTAAAAAGGGCATTCTCCATGAAGGAGGTAAAGGTGAGTATATCTGGGGTTTACACCTTGCGCAAAACATAGCAGAAGGTATCCATGGTGGAATACCCGACGTTGTGGGCAGTGTAGAAGCAATGAACCTACAAGCAAAAAAGGCAATGGAAGCATCAAACCTTGCAGCAAGCGTTGTTTATTCGGCTGATATGGCTTCTGGCGGTTCTGCTTTTAGCGGTGTTACCAACAACACAACGATCTATCAAATAGGAAACGTAACCATTCCAGCGGACTCTAAGGACGGAGAAACCGTAGAAGATTTTATCAACCTTGTATTGGCTTATAAGGGGGCTATGTAGATGAATCCCGTGATTATGAGTCCCGTACCGATCATCTTGTTTGTTGACGGGATTTTGACCGTAAAAGCAGCGTTTAGGAGCGAAACGGGCGCACCAATGCAGCAAGCAGATATTGGGTTTCAAACAGCAAACACAACATTAGCTTGCGACACAAAAACAAAAGACGGAATAATTATTGGCACAATAAGCCTTGATTCTGTTGCAGTCGGCGATCCTAATTTTGTTGTAGGCGATAAAGCAACGATCATTGTAAAGACCCAAGAGAACGACACATGGTCGCAGACTGGATTCACAGCTCAAACGGCAACTAACCCTAAAGTGTCTCTTGCTACTGGTGGAGGTTCGCTTACTGGTTTCCCGTGGACAATAACTTGGAATTACGAAGATTTTTCAGGCTTTTATCAGAACAAATGGGAGCTAAGAATTAAGGGTTCAAATTTGTTCGGTGAGGTTAAGCTTTCTGAATACTCTATCGAACGTCAAGCAACAATCAATGGTGACTCTATAGCTTTCGCGTCCGAAATCGGAGGTTCAGCGCAAACGCTCGAATGCGAACTAGAGGTTTGGTCTACTTCTGGACTTTCAACCGTAGTCCCCTTTACGTGGGAAATAGCAGAAAGCACTACAACAACAACTGCTAGCGCGACGCTCACAGACGGGAAAATGAGCGTTAATTGCAGCAACGACTCGTTCTTTTTGTTTGTTTTAGCAGACGGAAAGTTAGACGAATGCGGTTACACCGAAACAGGGACTCTCTTGTTTGACTTACCTATCAAAGGCGCAAGGTATTTTGTCGTAACTCTCGATAAAAACCGAATAGGAAGCGCAACGGAGTTATTCCCAACAGGCTCTTTAATGTCTCCTAGACTTGATTACTATGTTGACGGAATTAAGCAGTCTATGGTTCTCGTTTTGAATAACGAAGAAAGTTTTACTTTAACAAACAGTGTTACTTACGAGAACTTTTTAGGAAGAAGTAACCCTGTCAGTTATTTTGATAACGCTACAGAGAATTGCACTGTATCCGCTTATTTCAAGAAGCCATTTAATACCAAAAAAATACTTACGTCACTTCATGGAATTGAAGCGGTTTTCCGTCCTTCACGTGGAGGGATTTACCGAGTGTTCGTAGATTCTGCTTCTTTCGCAAATGAAAGAAGTTTCGATATTGCAGGGAAACTCGACTTGTCTTTAACAGTGGTTTCAGGCAACCCCTACGATATGTTCTATAAATCACCGTTCTTCAAAGATGCACAGATTTATCCAGCAGAAGATTTATTCCCATCCGAGACTACTTGGACGGTGGCATAAATGGACTATACGCTATCAAGAAAAGAAACAATCGTTATAAAGAAATTAGCGTTTCCTGGACTCTACCCCGTTGCGGAATTAAGCGGCGTATTCAAAGACGGGTCTATTAGTGCGTCAATCTCACGCACTATTAAGACACAAGCGCAATTTACCTATATTGGTGATGATCTATCAGACGGAGACTTTATCCAAATATCTGTCATTCTTGATAACGGATATGAACAAGAAGAAATAGTGCTTGCAACTCTTCGCGCTTATTACACTGGTAAAACAAAAAATGAGAAGAACTTCACGTGCTATTCTCTTGCAAAAATCTTAGACAGCGGAAGATACCATCAGCCATTTTCAGTTGCGGAATCCAAAGACCCATTTGATTATATTGAGCAAATACTATCAACAGTAAGACTAAAAACAGCCTATAGACCAACAGAAAAAAACACTATCAGGGTAAGTAAGTCTTTCTTGCCAGAGGATTACTCGAAACTCGATATTATCAATGAGTTGTTAGACAACGCTGGATATTTAGCCTTAGACACAAACGAATACGGGTTAGTGATATTCCGCGAAACAACCTCCACTCCAAAATATTCTTCAATCGTATTCAGTGAAGGAGAATATTCGATTGTTCGTCCATCAACCCAAGAGGAACACGACTGGAGCGAAGTGGCTAATGTGGTAATTGTCACATGCGAAAACGCAGACGATGAAGTTTTGCGAGCAATTGCCATAAACGATAGCCCCACCGACGAAACCTCAACAATGTTTCGTGGCGAGGTTGTGCGCGTTGAATCTATGTCGGACGCAGATTCGCAACAAGTTGTTGAAGATAAAGCAAAAGCCCTCCTAGCAGAAGAGCAATCGAAGCTTACCGCAGTTACGTTTGAACACGCCTATAGACCAATTCATTTGTTCGACCACGTATCAATCGACCTAGAAGGTGTGTCGGGTGTTTATACCGTACAAAGCTACGAAATATCACTTACTCCTGGACTTATTACCAAAACAAGAGTCAGGAGGTTTGAGCTATGAATCAAGCGGCTATTGAAAAGTTTCTCAAACCAACTAAAGAACGTGGAGCAAAGCTATCAATGTTCTTCGGGACGGTTATCGGCGTAAATGGCTCTACTCTTGTTGTGCAGCCACGTTCGGGCGGGACGGTATATGCAACGACTTATGCGTATGTCGCAGTTGGAGACTTAGTAGCGTGTTTGGCACAAGGAACAACAATCGTTGCCTTTGCAGCAAAAGACGCTAAACGACTTGAAAACGAATTAGAACAAGCTGGTCTTATTTATACCGCAGGAGACGGAATCGTAATAGAAGAAAACGTCATATCAGCAAACGTAACACCAGACACAATTTCAAACCTTAAAGCAGACACAATACCTATTTCATTTATTGAAGCACTCTAAGAAAGGAAAAGCATGGGTTACTTAAACGATGCAGGAGTTACCGCGCTTTGGTCAAAAATCAAAGCCACATTCGGCGCAAAAATCGCTATATCAGGAGTAACAATCACTCTTAAAAACAAGTCAGATTCGGAGGACATTCTTTCCCAAGCAACTCTTCCAAATGCTACAACTTCCGCAGCTGGTGTAATGTCGGCAGCGGATAAAACAAAACTCGACGGCATTGCAACTGGAGCAACTAAAGTAACCGTTGATTCTTCTCTTAGCTCAACGTCTGCAAACCCCGTACAAAACAAAGTTATTGATTCGGCTCTTGCTGATAAAGCAGACCTCGCAAGCCCAACTTTTACTGGTACACCAAAAGCACCAACAGCGGCGGCGGGAACGAATACAACTCAAATTGCAACTACCGCTTTCGTTGCTACGGCAGTTGCTAACAGTGCAGTTGGAGCTGCAATGTTCCAAGGTGCAGTTAGCTCAAACGACACCATTAGCAATTCTGATTACAAAAAAGGCTGGTATTGGACGGTAGGGAAAGCGGGAACTTATGTAGGCGAAGAGTGTGAAGTGGGAGATATGATCTTTGCAAACTCCGACAAGGAAAGTGCATATAATACCGCTCATTTTGATGTTGTGCAGAACAACATTCAAGCAATAAAAACAGAAGAACTTGAGTCTCTTTTGGTTTAATCATGGGCTACTTAGACAACAACGGGGTTTCTGCCCTTTGGTCAAAAATCAAAGCCAAGCTATCCACTAAGGGAAACATTGGCAACCTTAACGGCAGCTCAAATGCTACCCCTTCATGGTATGCGCCCGTAAGCGCAGGTTCGGCGGGGCAATATCTTGTTTCAAGCGGCACAGGCGCACCCGTATGGGCTACACAATCTGGTATGTCAACCATTATGCCCAATGGATACCCAAACGGCTCGGTTTATCTTACCTACGATTCATCCTTTGACCCAGCAGAAAAATGGGGCGGTACTTGGACGAAAAGAACAGATACTTACATGTTTATGGGGATAACGGTTTGGAAATGCGTTGTTTCTCCAAGTTCTTATATTGCGCCACTTGATATGTACCCAGTAGGAACAGCGTTTTTAACATACGACCAATCGCATAATCCATCACAAGAGTTTGGAGGTACTTGGACAGTAAGAGACGATACGTATCTATTTATGGGAATAACGATTTATAGGAGGGTTGCATGAGAATATTAGACGAAAGCAACAATGAAATTACTGAACCTAATTTAGATTTAGGGTATCTCAAAGCGGAAAGCCTTTTTGTCGCTCACCACGAAGCAATTCCAGAGCGTGAACGAATTGAGCGAATCGACTACGAAAACCCCATCAAGGTTTATCCAAATGGAGGAAAAATTGTAGGGACTATTGTTGAACAAGAGTATCAAGCAGCACAAGACGCTTGGGACGAATACGAAGATATTCAACGCTACATTCTCTACACCGAAGATGAACTAAAAGCTATCGAAGAGCGAAAGAAAGCCGAAGAGCAAGCTAGAAAAGAAGAAGAAGAACGCGCAGCGGCAGCGGCGAAAAAAGAAGCTGAACGAGAAGAGTTTTTAGAGGGCGCACCAGAACGAGTGACAGGTGTTGAAGAAGCAAACCTTGACCAAGACGAGTTGCTTATTGCGCTCAATGACTCTATCACGCAAGCACAGCTTGATACTGATGAAGCTATCACCACAATGTACGAAATGATTAACGGAGGAACAAATGAATAAGATTATTGCTAAATCATATGCACGTCTCATTAAGGCAGGACGCAGAACTATTGAAGATGTACCAGAAGAATTACGCGACCTTGTAAACGAGATTTTGGGGGCTAAATAATGGGTTACACAAAACAAACTTGGAACGACAACGCAAGCGGCGGTACTCCTATTACTGCCGCCCGTTTGAACCATATCGAAGACGGCATCTACCAAATCGGGGCTTCTGTAGTCTGGGGCACTTCTGGAGAGTGGATTTACAAGAAATATAGCAACGGATATTGTGAGTTATGGTGTACGCACGTGTTCAACATTACGCGTACTGGTAATTTCTGGTTCCCAGATATTGATCTACCTTTTCCTTTATACAAAAAAAGCGGAAATGTCACCGAGTATCAAGCAAGGGTTACAGGGTGCGATTACAACATTGGTCGGCTTTACGCATCGTCAAACCGAGATGAGACAACCGTTAAAAAAGTTGCAATTGCATCAGAGAACGTAAGGGATACTGGTGACTATGTAGCTTTTATTTACGTCTTTGGACGGTGGAAGCAGTAGGTTTCTGTATCCATAATATTCCCGCACGTGTTTTGTATGTTCGATCTTAGCTAGTCCAAGATTCAAGAAGCTAAAGGGAGCTGTATAGCTCCCTACTATCGTTACTTTTTCGTGTCTATTGTTTCGAGCGCGTTAAAAGCCCAGACGTTTCTGGGCTTGTTTTATATATAAATCTCATCTGGGTGTTTCTGAAAAGTCATATTTTGGTCACGTTTTTATTAAATGCCTGTTCAGTGTCTTAAAATTATGTGCATGGTTCGATTACATACAGACAGATTACTACCGAAACAGCTCATGCGCGGCAGGAAAAGAACCTGCCGCCAGCCTAGAGCTGTGCCACCCCCCCCCCCCCCGCAAAATTAAGGCAGATAGTTAACGGGGGGGAAAAATGACGCGCATCTTAATTGTAGAAAGCGACGAATCAGAAACAAGGAAAATCTCTAAATCTCTATCAGAAATAGGGATTGACTACATAACAGCAAGTTCAGCAGAAGAAGCAATAACAAAAGTAAACAAACACACCTTCGATTTATTCATTATTAGCGTTGAGTTGCCACGAATTAACGGGTTTACATTCGCAAAGATCATGAAAGAAAAAACATGCGCTCCGATAATCTTTACAAGCAGAGCAGACAGTGAAGCGCAAAAGATATTTGCTTTTGATCTTGGAGCAGATGATTTTCTTGTAAAGCCTTTTGGAATGCTTGAATTATCTTGCAGAATCAGGGCGATTCTTAATAGGTGTCAAAAGCCACGAATTATGAATGTTGGCGCGTTTAACATGAACTACGAAGAACATACCGTAGACATTGACGGGAAATTGATATATCTAAGCAATATCGAGTTTAGGCTACTAAATGAACTAATTTTAGCCAACGGAAAAACCGTTAGTAAAACATCACTCATAAGAAATGTTTGGGGAGACGAAAGCGCAGCAAACGACAACACACTTAAAGAGCGTATAAGGACTCTAAGGAAAAAGATAGGAAGGGACAGGATAAAATCAGTTCACGGGAACGGGTATCGTTTCGTGTCTGAAAAGTTACCATTTGCGTGTCCAATGTTACCTTAGAAAAAACGAACATATAACTAACCAATGGGGCTACCAGAGGGGTAGCCCTTTTCATTTGATTTGAACAAATCAAGGAGGTTATATGTTTAATCCCTATGTGCCAACTTTTCCCATGCCGCAGATTCAGCAGTACCAACAGCAAGGCTTACAGTTTGTAAACGGCTTTGAGTCCGCACAAATGTACCCGCTACAGCCCAACACAAAACAAGTTCTCATGGATAGAAATATGGCGCGATTCTATCTTGCTGAAGCCGATGCAAGCGGTCAAAAAACCGTCAAACCGTACGACTTTACACCAGCGCAAGAAAACCAAACAACCTATGCAACACTAGCGCAATTTGAGGAGTTGAAAAACAACTATGAATCCCTTGCTAAACAGCTTGAACAGCTCAACCAAACAGCCAGATTTAATGCAATTCCTACGCTCGACGAACCCACAGCAAGCACAACAGCAAGTGCAACAAATGTTGAACAACGGGCAAATCACGCAAGACCAAATATCCCAAGCATTTAATCAGGCTAAACAGATAGCCCAAATGTTTGGAATCAAATAAGAAGCCTAACTCGCGAGAGGTGATAGAAATGAACAACTATACGACGAAAGGAGTCCATTATGGATACCCCTAGCCTTGCCGATATTGCGGCAGTGACAAAGGATAATGACTTTGGAGGTGGTAGCTGGGTTTGGGTTATTGTTTTGTTCCTGTTCATGTTTGGCTGGAACCGCAACGGAAACACCGAACAGCCTGTTACTGAATCAAGCCTTTGTAATGCAATGAACTTCAATAACCTTGAAAATGCAGTGGGGCGTTTGTCCGATAACGAAAATCTTCACATGATGCAGCTTTCACAGGGTCTTGCAACTGTTGGATATGAGAACCTTCGAAACTTCGCCGATACCCAACAGACTATCCAAAACGGAGACTATGCAATTAGCAACCAGCTTTCGGATTGTTGCTGCAAAACCCAACGTGCGATTGATGGAGTTAACTACAACAACGCCATGAACACCGCAGCTATCAACGAGAATACCACAGCGCAGATTCAGAAAGTTATTGACGAGCTTAAACAGGACAAGATTGATACTTTGCAAGCACAGGTATCTAAATTACAGCTTGATTCTGCTTTATGCGGCGTTATCCGCTATCCAATGTCTACCGCTTGGAGCGCAGGTAACAACCCATTCTTCAATGCTGGTTATGGTTGTGGCTACGGCACAGCCTTTACTATGTAAGGGGTAATTGTGTTTGCTAAGAAAGCGCGGTTTATCTATGACAGCGATACCGCGCTTGCAGTAACAGCTGGAACGCCTATTACGTTTTCAAATATCGTAAGCAATTCTTCTTGTATTCAAGGAAATGGTTCTGGCGGTATTCAGCTAAAATCACCTGGAACGTATCGCATAATTTCAAGCTTTACTCTTAATGCTACCGCAGCGGGAAACGTCAACATACAAATGAGTGCTAACGGAAATCCCGTTAGCGGCGCAAGGTCGGCGGCAACATTGGCGGCAGCTGGAGATTTGTCTAATGTCGTGATTACAGACCTTATTACCGTTAAGTCTGGTACTCAAGGTTCGTTTGCAACTCTAACATTTGCTCCTAGTGCAGCCGTTGGCATTAGAACTGCTACCGTAATTATCGAGAAAGTTCTCTAGCTTAAAGACCACTCGCGAGGGTGGTCTTTTTATATTCAAAAGAAACGAAAATGTTACCTTACCAAACCCATAAACAAATAAGACGATTGTATTTGTAACGTAAAACGAAAATAAGGTAGCAACATGCAATATCTACTGTCCGCACTTCCAGCAATTATTTCGGGTGCTTCTGTTGCCCTTCTTTGCTTTGTAGCGCGAAGGGTTAACAAGATATACAAAGATTCTAGGCGAGATAGACATTTATCTAAACAAGCTTTGCTTTGGCAACTCAGGGACGTTATTTGGTCACCATATTACTCATTTGCAGAGAAACAGGTTGCTTTCAAAGAGTATTCGGAACACGGCGGTAATTCTTTAACGGCAGCCCACTTTCACGAATTAGAACAAGCAGAAATAAATAAAACGAAAGGAAAAGAGAATGATTAACTGGATTTTACGTCTTAAAAACAAAGTCACCCTAACGACTCTTTTAACAACAATCATCGTTGCAATCTACTCTATTTTGGCAACTTTCGGAGTAACACCTTCCATCACGCAAGAACAGGCTATGAACGTGATTATTGCTATTATCTCCGTCCTCGTTTCCGTCGGCGTGGTTACCGACCCCACCACACAAGGCTTTAGTGACTCCAAGCAAGCAATGACCTATGAGAAGCCGAAAGAAAATGGCGATCATGCTTAGGGATATTGTCCTGATCCTGGCAACGATAGCGGCAACTATCGCAATTTCTCTATTTATTCAGATTGTTTGTCCGCATGAAACCGAAGCGAACGAGCCTGTTCCAATCCTTAATGCAAACGACAAACCAGACACTCACGTTTGCTATATTCCAGAAGATATGAGAGAGGGGCTTTAAATGCTTAATTTCATCGACATTTCAAGCCATCAGAGAGACATTGACCTATCCGTTTTGCCCATCGATGCTGTCATGGTTAAAGCAACCGAAGATACATTTTACGTAAACCCTTACTGCGACCCAAAGATTCAGCAAGCTATATCAATGGGTATTCCGTGGGGCTTTTACCATTTCGCAGGCATGAGCGACCCCGTGGCAGAAGCAGACTACTTTATAGCTAACTGCGAAGGCTACTTTGGGCATGGTGTCCCCTGTCTGGACTGGGAGGGTGTTCGTGACGAAGAGACAGGCGAGCTTATCTATGACCAAACGGTTGATTGGGTTAACGCGTTTGTTCGGCGTGTTCATGAAGTAAAGGGTATATGGTGCTGGATATATGGCAACCCTTGGAGGTTTAATCAGGGCGGCGTTGAGCCTAATTGCGCAAGGTGGATTGCAAGTTATCCAAGCCACCTAGTTTTTCCCGATTTCAACGCAAATGAGGGCGAGCCACCAGAAACAGATGGGCTTGTGTGTGCTTGGCAATTTGCGTCTGACGGTAGACTTTCGGGCTTTGATGCAAACTTGGACATAAACCGATATTACGGCGGCAAGGATTCATGGGCTGCTTATGCGGGCGCAACACCAAGTATAGAGCCGACACCAACGCCAGAAGAGCCACAAGAGCCAGAAAAAGACAACGATTGTGAAGGTACTCACCACGTCGTGCATTTAGGCGATACCGTGGAATTTGCTAAGGATTAAATACGTGTTTGAACATGCTACAGAACATGTATTCGGGTAAATATGGTAAATATCCGACACAAAACCGCAGGTCAAGCAATAAAAGTCTAAGGGTTCGAATCCCTCACGGCGCACCATTGATTTCAGTAACCCCGTTGACCAATAATCGCAGGTCAAACGGGGTTTTTCTTTTCCCTATTAGGCTTATGGAATTGCCAATTTTTTACCATTTTTACCAATTTTTTGGTATTTTTTGGCATCTTTTGGTAAATTTTGGTAAACGAAATTAAGCCCCAAAAGCGGCATCAATAACACTAATTTCTCTTCTCATATCTTTAAGCAAAGGTTTCACGTATCGGTTATATGTCGTGCTTACTTCTCTATGACCAAGCCACGCCGAAACCACAGAAACCTCAATCCCTGCATTGATGCAAGCAGTAGCAAACGAATGCCGAAGGCTATAAATCGTAAGTCTTGGCAGTTCGGTATGCTTGGCAAGAAAACGCTTTAGCATATCTGCTCCTGACGTTGGCTCCATTCTCTTACCGCTTCTTATCGTTATGACCGCACCAGTTGAATCTTCTTCACTCCATGACAAAATCGCTCTATAGGCATAATCAGGCATAGGCACATAGCGGTTAGATTTTGCGGTTTTAGGTTCATCAAGAGCAAACCCGCCGCCTTCTTTTTCAACGTATGTTTGGTATATATGGATTGTCTTGTTTTCGAGGTCGATACCCTCCCAATCAAGCCCGAAAATCTCTCCTCTTCTAAGCCCAAAACATAAGCCAAGAATAAGTATTCGTTGAAGCATTGGATTAGGTGATAAGCCCTCTACTTTTTGCAAAAACTCACGATGTTCTGCAAATGTCGATAGCCAAACACCGTAATAGTCTTTCTCATGTTCGGAGCTTTTAGGATATTGATAGCGATAACCAGCAGGATTCTTCGGTATCAGCTCCATCTCATAAGCAAGACTCAAAATAGACGAAAGTGTTTCTCGTGCGTTCGTTGCAACCTTTTTAGTTGCACACGACGAGATCATTTCTTGGATACCGTAGCGGTTTATATCTTCAAGGTTCTTGCCACTAAAAGCAGGTAGTATCCGCAGCCTAATATCACGCTCATAGCATCGTTTCGTACTGGCTCTAAGGTTCTTCTTTTGTTTCCAAAAAATTGTTTCTATAAACTCATCTATCGTGATTCTTTCACGAACTAAGCGGGTGTCTTTTTGCACAAGCAAAGATCGCTCATACTTTTCTGCTTCTGTTTTGGTATCGAAGTGCTTAACGCGCCTATCCCGAGAACCGTCAAGCTTAGTGCCTAAAGTAACATCGACGCGCCATTTACCATTCTTTGTTTTCTTAATCATGATAAAATACACCTATTCTCTGTTCGGGAGAAAAACAAACCCCGCTTCACTTGTTCACGGCTAAGCGGGGTATTTTGTTGTTTTTGATATTTAAGCCTTAGCAGCGTCAATCTCTATATTTTCAACGACTTCTTTCATTAGAGACTCGTTTTCGCCATAAACATTTACATTGCAAGCCATCATCGCAATATGTACTTTATGGTTAGAACTTATAGCCATATAGAAAAAGCCTTTATAAGTTTTTCCGTTCGTAGCTCCAGAAAATGGAGTGACCAAAGAAACAACATTGCCTTTATCTGTTATTTTGTAGCTTCTCTCTACATTCCATTTGTAGTTACCATCAGTAGAATTTTCCATACCTGAACAATATTCTTCCGCTGAGTTTTTAAGGTTTTCAGGTGATGCTTCTGCGGAATAATTCAAGCCCAAATTCTTACTCGTTATATACAGCAGTCCATCAAAGTCTGGGTGCATATATGATTCGTCTTTTAATAAACTCACGTCCTCTTGTGTCCACGAACTCGGATAATATACCGTCATGCCATTGCTAGAATTCCAGGCGTTCTCGATTGAAACAACGCTTTCTTCCTGTTTGTTTCCAGTGCACCCAACTAAGACAAACGACAAGCACAGCGTAAGAGCGCACACCAACCCTGCTAATACTTTCTTTCTCATTTTCATCACCCTTATTCCAATTCTTTTTCAGGCTGAAACCACACCACTGTTCCAGCTAATTCCACCGTTGTATCGTCACTTGAAGTAACAACTATATCGTCGTAGGCATCATTAAATGAATCTGGTGAAAGAACGATAGCCGAAACCCCTCTATAAATCCTTCTCATTACATAATCACTTCCATCTATGGAAGCAACTGCTATTGAGCCATTAGCAGGCTCTTTATCGGGGTCGATGTATATTAGACAGCCTTCTGGATACACCTTATTCATGCAATCGCCCTCGACCTTCAGTAAGTATCCGTGAGGGTGGTTTGCTTTAACGCTATACGGAACCTGAACTTGTTCTGACATAATATCTGGCTCTTGCGCTTCTCCCGCATGAACCTTCCCAAGTAAAGGCGCATAGGCTTCAAAAGAAGCGTCTGGGCTTTTCGCTCCTTCTGGTATTGGCAGATACTTATTGTGTTCCTTTGCGGCAATACCGTATTTATCCGACAAAATGTCATCTTCTGTAATATTGAAATAATCGCAAATCTTATCTACAGCATACTTTCTTGGTATTGACCCTTTTCTCCACCCAGTAACCGAAGATGGGGAAACACCAGCTATATGAGCAAGAAAATCTTGCGTTATGTCATACTTAACAAGTAGTGCGTCTATATTTTCAGGGATACCCATAACGTCACCCCATTTACGTGTGTTTCTTATTTCCTTAGTTATCACTATATTTTACCGATTATTTTTGATTTTTTCTGAACTATTTATTCAGTTTTACCGAATTTTGGTCTATAATGTTCAGTATGAGAGAAGGAGTTGATTAAAGGTTTGAGCGAAAACAAATTCATAATCGCGAGAAGAGCATCGGGCTTTTCTCTCGAAGAAGTTACAAAAATAGCTGGTCTAAAGTCTATCAGCACATATGTAACCCACGAAAAAGACCCCTCTCTTTTTCGTCTAAATGAAATATCCAAGATTTATAAAGCAATGAATCCAGAAGCACAGCACATTCTAAGAAGTGCCGTAAACGATATTTTTTTGGACTAACCCTTTAGTTAAACTGAATATCGCATTTAGTTTAACCGTATGCACCTTGACAACTAAACACCCCCAATGGTGACAACAGCGTCCTTTCCATGATGCCTTCTACCCCATTCGAGTCTTAATGCCAGCTGTTGTTACCACTGGAGGTGTTGCGACCTCCACCTTCCTAATCAGCAAGAGCTGGTATTGGAGCTATCAGCTCTTGCGCACTATTCAACCGAACAAAGGAGAACACATGGAAACACAAGAACAAAAACTCGTTAGAACAATGTATGAATACGCGATCGGGGTTTTTGAGTCTGAAAACCCCTCACCGAAAGACATTAACTGCGCAAATGACACAGCAGAACTTTTGTTTTGCCACGAACTTAACGAGAAGAAAGCGTCGATGTTAGACGAGTCTTTTTCTCTCTTAGAGACACTTAAAAAGAGTGAGCAGCGATGAAGCGCGAAACCTTACGCAAGGCAAGGCTCGATAAAGGTCTTACCCAGCAGCAAGTAGCTGATTATTTGGGGATAACGCTTAGAAGCTATCAGCGCATAGAAGCTGGTAGCTCTGATGGAAGCGGATATTATATCTGGGATTCTTTAGAAGATTTGCTCTCTATTCATCAGCGTAAGCTTCGTGGCAAGCAAGAAAAGAATCCCTGCACAAAAGATAATCAGTAGAAACATCAAGTTTATCCGCAATAAGAACAAGCGAATAAAAAGAAGGTTCTACTGTTCCTTGCTCGTATTTTTGATAGGTACGCAAGGTAACACCTACATAATCAGCCATTACTTGCTGTGTGTATTTCCTTGCCAGCCTCGTACTTCTAAGCCGTTTATTAAACATTACGTC